ATCTTATGCTTCTTGTTACACACAAAATAAAAAAACCACCAAATATGTATTGGTGGAGACGGTGGGAGTCGAACCCACGTCCAAAAATATCGGCACTTAAGCTTCTACGAGTGTAGTCGATATATTAGCATTTCGCGAACTCTTCGGCCTATCGACAGGCTTCCAAGTTGCTAGTCTGATTGTTCTCTTCCTTCGCCCTCAGACGGCGAACTCCGGCGTAGTCCACTTAGTTTGAGTCCCTTACCCTACCACATGGACGATGGAGGGAGGAACCTTTAGTGCAATTAAGCAGCTAAAGAAAGATTGTTTTGTTTGCCAATTATAGGCTTTGACGTTTTAACGAGGCCGATCCCCTCGACTCGCAACCTAAGCTCGAACTATCCCTGTCGAATCCGTAACGTCCCCATGATAAAAATGGAGCATACGAAGAAAATATCGTGATAGCTACTAAGAGCTGTTTTTCAATGTGCAACAACCTTACATAAGTTATTATATCATACGCGCGCCTTTTTACAAATGTAAATATCTGTATTACATCTTTTGGCGATCACGGAACACGCGTGCAATTTCACGTTTCGCTTCTTTCTCTTTTAAATCGTGACGTTTATCATATTGTTTCTTACCTTTTGCTAAACCAAGTGCCATTTTTGCAAATCCATTTTTCAAATAGATTCTAAGTGGAACTAATGCGTAACCTGTTTCTTTTGCAGCACCCGCTAGCTTATCAATTTCTTTTTTATGAAGAAGTAATTTTCTCGTACGAAGTGGATCATGGTTGAAACGATTCCCTTGTTCGTATGTATTAATGTGCATATTATGAACCCATACTTCACCATTATGTATACGTGCAAACGCATCTTTCAAGTTCACGCGACCAGCGCGAATCGACTTAATTTCCGTTCCTTGAAGGACAAGCCCTGCTTCGTATGTTTCTTCGATGAAATAATCATGAAACGCTTTTTTATTTTGTGCAATAACCTTACCTGTACCTTTTGGCATATAACGTCCCTCCTCTATTTTTACTATTGTAACAAATGTTAATAAAAAGCGAAAGTGGCTCGTTCTCAAGCCACCAATAAAAAAAGAAAAGGCTCCGCTTTTCATCAAAGCGAAGCCATCCTTTTCTTACTTACGCTTTTTCTTTTTCTTCTTGAATCCTGGTACGTTTTCGAAGAATCCTTTTTTCTTCTTGCCATTACCATCTTTTTTCCCTGGCTGACTAGCAGACGTGGATGCTGTTGCTGATGCGGATCCTCTTCCTGTGCTTTTACCTTTGCCACCACGGTCAAACTTTCTACCTGTGCCACGTTCACCGCGTTTCTTTCTGCCTGTTCTTGGCTGTTCAATAACGACTGGACGATCTTTGAACTTACGACGAGGTGTACCTTTCATGCCAACGATTTCAAAGTCGATTGCACGCTCATCTTTATTTACGTTAATAACACGAATTGTAATTTCGTCACCGATGCGGAATACGTTTCCTGTACGCTCTCCGATCATAGCGAAATGCTGCTCGTCATAACGGTAGTAATCATCCGTTAAGTAGCTAACGTGTACAAGACCTTCAATTGTATTTGGAAGCTCTACAAATAAACCGAAGTTTGTTACAGAGCTAATCATACCGTCATACTCTTCACCGATCTTATCAACCATATACTCTGCTTTTTTCATCTCATCTGTTTCACGCTCTGCTTCAACAGCACGGCGTTCCATATTAGAAGAGTGCTCTGCAATCTCAGGTAATTTTTCACGCCATTTTGCTTGCGTTTCATTGTCTACTTTACCATTAATAATGTATTCACGAATTAATCTATGAACGATTGTATCTGGGTAACGACGAATTGGTGATGTGAAATGTGTGTAGAACTCAGTTGATAAACCGAAATGCCCTAAACTATCCGCATCGTAACGAGCTTGCTTCATAGAACGAAGCATAACCGTTGAAATAACTACTTCTTCAGGCTGTCCTTGAACCATTTCAAGAATTTGTTGCAGCGCACGAGGGTGCACTTCATTCGCACGTCCTTTTACCGCATATCCGAAGTTCGTTACAAACTCGAAGAAACGCTCAAGCTTATCTTCTTTCGGATCTTCATGGACACGGTACATAAACGGTACGTTCATCCAGTGGAAGTGCTCTGCTACTGTTTCATTCGCAACAAGCATAAATTCTTCAATTAACTTCTCTGATACAGAACGATCGCGCATAACAACATCAGTCGGTTTTCCTTCTTCATCTACTAATACTTTCGCTTCTTTAAAGTCAAAGTCAATTGCACCACGGCGCATACGTTTTTCACGTAGAATTTGTGCCAATTGACCCATCTCTTTAAACATCGGTACTAATGGCTCATAACGCTTAATTAACTCTTCGTCCTCATCTTCTAAAATGCTTCTTACGTCAGCATACGTCATACGCTCTGTCGTTTTAATCACACTTTGGAAAATCTCGTGTTTAACAACATCACCTAAGTTGTTGATTTCCATTTCACAAGATAATGTCAGACGGTCTACTTTCGGATTTAATGAGCAAATACCGTTAGATAGACGATGTGGAATCATCGGAATTACACGGTCAACAAGATACACACTCGTCGCTCTTTCCGCTGCTTCTACATCAATTGGAGAACCTTCTTGAACGTAATGACTTACATCCGCAATGTGAACGCCAAGCTTGTAGTTACCGTTCTCAAGCTTCGTTACTGTAACAGCATCATCTAAGTCTTTCGCGTCTGCACCATCAATCGTTACGATCATTTGATCACGTAAATCACGACGATTCTTTAAATCTTCTTCTGAAATCGTTTCTGGTACACTGTTTGCATGCTCCATCACTTCTTCAGGGAATGCTAAAGGTAAATGATGTTTATGAATGACAGATAAAATATCTACTCCTGGATCATTTTTATGACCTAGAATTTGAATAACTTCACCTTCTGCACTTAAACGGTTTTCTGGGTAGCTCGTAATTTTCACAACTACCTTATGACCTTCTACAGCACCCATTGATGCACTTTTCAAGATAAAGATATCACTCGTCCAGCGCTTATTGTCAGGTATAACAAAGCCAAAGTTTTTCGATTCTGTATATGTACCAACAAGTTCTTTCGTTCCACGCTCTAAAATGCGTACAATTGAACCTTCTTGACGTGAACCGCTCGATTGAGAACTAAGGCGTGCTAATACTGTATCGCCATGAAGTGCACCGTTTAATTCTGTAGGCGGGATGAAAAGATCATCGTCTCCCGTTTTCTTCTCGTCTGGTACAACGAATGCAAAGCCACGTGCATGTCCAATTAACTTACCTCTTACTAAATTCATCTTTTCAGGAAGACCGTAACGGTTGCTACGTGTACGAATAACAAGCCCCTTCTCTTCCATCATTACAAGTGCCTTTACAAAATCTTTAAAGCCCTCAGAACCTTCAATTCCAAATGCCTCTTCTAACTCTTGTATCGTTAGCGGTTTATACGCTTCTTCTCTCATAAATAATAACAACTTATCAATATGTTCTTGTGTAATTTCTTCCAAGCAAAAATACCTCCTTTAAAACCTTATATTATTTAGTGTATCCGAAAGATAGGGGATGTATAAAGCGAAACTTCAATACTCCCCGTAGGATTTGTACAGTTTTCACAAAAAATTCCTTATGAAAAAGAGGCAACTAGATCTTACCAATCTATTGTACGTAAAACTTTATATTCCAAAACTCGTACAAACCATCTATATTAAGGCGTTTCATGTTATATCCGAAAAAGCAAATGGCAACGTATTTCCGGTTATTTGTTACCAATCTGTTACCGCAATAAATACTAATCAAAACAATAAAAAATAAAAGAGCACAGCGCGTTAATAAAGTGTCTCACCACTTGGTTAACCGTCCGCCTAATCACACTAGGCAAACACTTGCTGTAACTCTTTATGTACACCATTTTACCGTACGTAAGGGTTCCTCTGCAACAGTTTGCTTACATTTCATGGCAATCTGTTGCTTTTTATTTTTAAAGGAGACGAACCCTTATGAAAAAAATCACAGCCTATAATAAAGACATTCAAAAACATATGCAATAAAACAGATTAAGCTCTCACAAGAAAAACGAAATAATTGACGCTATTAGAAATCGTGTCAACGATGCAAATCAAAGTTTTGAAAGTTTATTTCCTGCGCGCTCTAAGCGAAAAGAAGTTATGGATTATATTTTATTTATGCTTTCAGGGAATGGTATATGCAAAATCTCTTCTGAAACATTAGCATCCAAAAACAAATGCTCTGTAAGAACCGTTCATACGACTGTCCGTGCATTAAAAGAAACGGGTGAAATCGTAGTGGCTGGATTAGCTGATGGCAAAAATAAATATGTATTTGTATTAAAAATGCACCCTAATTTTCCAGTTATCATGAAAGAAGTATTTTATATAGATACAGAACAAATTGCAGAACTAAATGCAGGACAGGTTGCAGAACAGAAAAACACTAAAACCATTGAAGCTGTAGGGCTAGAGACCGAAAAAACGAGTTCTAACTATAATAACTCTATTAACTCTTTTAATTCTTTAAAACAAGAAAAAAATAATGATAGAGTATCCTTAATGGAATCAATTGAAAATGAATTAGAAGAAGCTCAAAATGATATACAAAAAGAGTTCGAAAGAGTCCATACGTACTATGTGAATGAATTTCAAGAAATGATGTACCATACAATTAAATCTGGTACTTATCACAATAATTTAAAAATAAATGCATCTATTATCGGTTTACGTGTGGGTAGCAATTGTGATAAGAATTTATTTTGTCTTGCATTAAATGCGCTAAGTAAAGTTGATAGATTCCTAAAATACAACGGCACTCTTACAGACACTGTACAAGCTTTATTTTCAAAGATATACAGCGATAACATTAAAATATCTAAAATACCAAAAAAAGCTAACACAAGTAATTCTGATGCGTCAAAACCACATACCAAATTGCTTTTTTATAATTGGTTAGAAGAGGATAAGTCCAAGGAACCTTCTACAAAAACCTATACAACGAGGCACACTTTCATTCCCGAAAATGAGCTAAAAATATCTAAAGAAGAAGCTGATGAAATGGGCTTGTATTAAATACTGAAGATTATTAGGGTAGGTTTATAGTTTGTATATCCCAATTAAATTTCAAATTATTTAATTGTTTATCATTTCAGGTATTGTATAATAATTTTAAGAAGGGAATTTATGAAACATACTGCTGTATTGACACCGGATTCTATTTTCGCGAGCCTTTCTTTTCATTTATTCTACTAATCCTTAAAGCCCATGTTTATTAACCTTCCATTGAGAAGAGCAGAAAGGAGAATGGTATGCAAAAATTCAAAGAATACGACTTGGCCTACATTTGCTATTATTCAGAGAGAATAGAGCTACCAGCTATTGCTGCTGGCTTTTCACAACCGATTACAACTACTGTGATAGATCATACCCTTCAAGAATTAAATAATCAGGGACTATTTGATTTTTATAAGAACACCTATAGAGAAATGTTGGAAGAACAAGGAGATTAGATATATATGCTTACAAAACGGGAGTTTGAACGTTTTGCATCTGATAAAAAATGTATTGAACGTGCTTTAGTAATGTGGAAGGAATGGATGAGTAAGAAAAAGGCTTATACCGACGATCTTGCCGCTCAAGGTACGATGTACGTTGTCAATCATATGAAATTACGAGATCATCAAGTTTCTCTAATCTTCGATTTTTTTGATGAGTACTTAACTTTGTTAACTCACGGGGAAGACCAAGCTGAAGCTTTTTATAAAACCATCATGAGAATGTAATAATCATTCCCACACAGCATATAATGAAACAGACACCGAGAGAAATTTATATAAACCGGACGCTTTCCTAAAGGAGGCGTCTTTTTATTTTACAGTTATATAATATTTTCCCATGCATATATTAAGAATGTCATCGGAGAATCCACAAAGGAAAAGACACTTTCAACAAGGAGAGTGTCTTTTTCTCATATTCCAGCATGTTACTACATAAAAATGAAATAAACACGTTTCTCTCATATGTTAATCATCCCATGTGACCAGAGCACTCCACAAGAGCGCTCTGGTTTTTATTATTCATTTTAATAAAACTATTCTTTTGTATAAAAATATTTAATTCCTTTTGCATCTAACCACGCTGTAGCTTTATCTAATTCATTACCTTGACGATAATCCGTTTCAAATGTTACTAAACCTTGGTTTTTACCATTAGATTTAATACGAGATTCATAGCCCAGAGCATCCATCATTTGTAATACTATCGGTACTAAAGATACCCCAAATTCATACGTAACAACTTTATTAAATTTATTCACTATAATCTCCACCCCTTCAGTTTTTTGGTTTGCTTGTGTTAATTGTGATTTAAACCATGCTACTCGCCCTTCATCAAGCATACGATGTGGACAATACTTTCCGTTTCTTTCTTGATGTGTTTTAACGCGCTCAATCGGAATGTTAAACTGATCCATTAACTGTCGAATAACTTTGATAGCATTTAATTCTGCCTTGCGATATTTATCCCCACCGCTTAAAGAGTAACAAATTTCAACTCCAATACTATGACGATTCCCTCTTCCATTAGTTCCATCTCCAGCGTGCCATGCGTTTCTGTTAAAAGGAATCAATTGAATAGCTTCCTTATCATCAACAGCTATATGAAATGATGTTCCATTGCTATTGTTAGCGACATTATTACGCTCATTTATAGCCGGTGCGTCGTTGTACGTGTTATGAAATGTGATTTCTGTTGGATTCATTTCATATGGACATAAGACGGAGTAACGACTTGCTGGTACTAACATTTGTTTAATTTCCATTACTTTACATCCCCTTTTCTATTAGTATATTCAGAGCTTGTCTTATTGCTCTTACCACCCAAAATTTCAACTGCATTTGTTAAAGCTTGTGGCAACGGAATACCCATTCGACCAGCATTTTCTAAAAGCGAAAGCAATTCATTACCCATAAAGAAGAAAATAGTCGCTTCGCGAATTGCATTGTTACTTCCAAGCACTGTATCTAGCTGGGCGGCCGCACCGACCAAAATAAAAAGCACCACCTTTTTGGCGATGCCTTTGAAACCAACTTTGCTTTTTAATTCTCCGTTATAACCTGCTGCAATCATGCCAGTTAAATAATCAATAACTGCCATCGTCACTAAGACTTTCAATGTCGCATCCCATCCTCCCAAGAAATATCCACAGAAGCCACCAAACGTAGCTATAAATGTTTTCAATAATACATCAATACGATCCATCTTTTCCTCTCCTTTTTATGCTGCAAAGTAACTTGGGTCCATTCCAAATATTTCTGCAATATCTTCCTCACTTCTATCTTTCAAATAAGATTCAGTTGTGGAGATATCAGAATGATTAGCGAGTGATTTTAGTTTTTCAAGCGGTACTCCTTGTACTTTCAAATTATCTAATCTGCTATGACGGAAACAGTGAGGATTAATTTTAAATTCCTTCCCTTCCTTTTTGTTCAGCATCTTAGCAAATATTTTGCACCAGTAATTGAATACGCTCTTATTTAAAAGTTTTCTCTCACCATTCTTATAAACTCTTACAAACAAATCTGGAATAGTATCCTTACCTCGCTGATTTATATATAAACGAATGCATTTCTGCACTCGGTGATTGTAATATAATCTAAACTTCTTGCCGCGTTTTCCTCGTACCACATTTGTATAATATTGTTCTGTTAGCCCTTCTTTTTGAACTTGGTAAACCTCATTCTTTCTAGCTGCACTGTAATAAGACAGCGCCAAATACGTTGCTAGCATATATTTTTCTTGTTCAATTAATTCGTCGATCAACCAATTAATTTGGTCCTCAGTAATAAATGTAATTTCTCTAATTGGATTCTTAGGTAAACCACGTACCCTTGAACCTACATTGAATTCATAATTATAGTCATCATCGTCTGCGCAAAACTCAAGAGCTGAACGTAATGCACTCATCAATCCATTCACACGTGCGTTTGACATTCCCATCTCTTGAAAGATAATAGATAAATTCCGAATATCTTTACGTGTTAAATCAATAAGTTTTTTATTTTCGAAGTGTTCATGTATTAGAAACAAAATAATTCGTAAATTCCAATTGTATTGCTGTAAAGTGCTTGCTGTTTTTCCTTGTGCTTTCTTTTCAATGAGAAAATCTTTGACTAGGTTTTTATTTTCTTGGCTAACATACTTTTCATAAATTGCTTGGTTTACTATTCGTTTCACACTAATCAACTCCTAAAAATAAAAAAGAGAGACGTTTGTCCCCCTTTCAAAATTATGTTTATGCTAGTGCTTTAAATTCCACCCTTTAATAACAATCCTAAAACTGCCATTACTATTGCACCAATAACAATTCGTAAAATCCATGTGGTATTCAGACTGATTTTTTCTAATTGCTTATTGATTGTAGAAATATCTTTTTCGTTTATCGTTGTACGAGTTTCCAGGTTACGAATATCTCGCATGATTTCTTTTTGCTCTGTTTTTAGGCTATCAATTTTTACATATACGTCTTCCATACATTCACATCCTTTTTGAAATCTTAATAAAGCAATCTCTATATACTATGAGACAACCTTTTCTACTGTGAATATATGGAATCTGTTTTTATCAAAGCCGTATTTTGTACAAAATAAAAAACAGCTTATGGCTGCTCCTGCTCTGTTTGTGTGTTATTTTCATTAGACGGTGTTGGCGGTTCTTGAGATGGATAATTCCCTGTCAGTGATGTATAACAATCTAAACAAATATTCTTCTTCGCAAATCCCATATCTAGTGGGTACAAACGTGCTCCGCGTTTACATATTTCACACAGCGTAGCGATCCGAAACTTTACTGTTCCGTCCATCTCTCTCCATACTTCAACCCTGCTAGTACCTTTTAGAATACCTGCATTATTTAACATATCAGCAGGTATTTGAACAAAAACCCCTGTCTCTGCGCGCTCTGCCTCCACCAGCCTACCCATAAAAGGAAAGCTTTCACCTGCTTGAAGTGGCATCATTTGATTCTCATTCATTCTTACTTCTCCTTTCTATCCAAGTGCATTAAATTTCCAACCACTTGGAGTACTCGCATAAAAACCTGATCCCATATTACCGTCTGTAAAACGAATATGACCCCATTGTTGGAATCCACCGCCACCTAAATTAATCCCCTGCATTGCTCGTATATTCCTAAAGATTTTCACTTCTTTTTCAGTACTTATATCAAACGTTTGTCCGTCTGGCGCTGGAGTTATATTATTATTCACACCACCTACAGCAAGTGCGTTAAACGGCTGAATGCCATCTGCTCTTTCTGCTGCAGCACGATCCCAATTATACATAGATGCATATTTGCCACTGTATAACGTTACACCACTTACACAAATCGCTGTCCCTTGTCTCATGTCAGCATTAGCAGAACAAACTTTAATAATCAATGCATGTTGTTGCGGAATATAGTTTGTTGGCACTTTGAAAGTAAAAGAATACCTTCTGATTTCTCCGTAGAATGTAGACGGCTCAGGGAAGTCCATCTTTTGTTCACTCAATATGTCGTAACTTACGTTATCTCGGAATTTAACGCAGCATACGTGTATTCTCGGTTTTCCTGTCTTACGCACGCCATTTATCATGGCAGTTCTAAAATGAGCGGATGCTGTATATTCGTTACCAGGATGTATACCGTTATTCACAATTGCTTCTGGGTAGTTATACATATCTACCCTTGCAGCATTCACCATTTGCTCGTAATCGAATATATGTGTATTCTTTTCTATTACTACATTGCCCCACGACTTCCAAGTAAGACCATATCCACCTTCAAATCCATAATAATCGTTATGTCCAATGTTTTTCTTTGTAACACTAGAAAAGTCTGGATCTGCTATTAGGTTTCGTCTTGATACTGCAGTTGTTTTTGTTCCCCATTCGTCTTGGAATAAGAAGTCTAGCATTTTAACAGTTACACCATCTTTATCAATGGTTATCTTATCACCATCAATTCTAATAAGATTCGTATCAATGCCTTTTGCTGTTAGCCATTTGACCATTGTATCTGCATTAATGTCCAGTTTTGCAGCATTAATTGTAATTTTCCCAGGGGACATATTAATGGCAGTGACAATGCCGTCCTTTAAAATCTGCGCTATAATCCCTTCATCTAACACTTCTAACCTAGATTCCGTTTTCGTTACATAACCTTTATAAGTTTCATTTATAAAGGTTTCTTGTTTTCCAGAAACGAGTGAAATACCTTTTTCATTAGCATTAATACTTCTTTCTAACTCTGTAACTTTCTGATTGTATTTTTCGGTAGCTATCTTATCGGCCACTTCTTCCATGATTTTATCTTTATCTACAATATCAACGGGGTTCTCCATAAATGAAGAAGGTTTATCGCCGATCTGCAACATAGGTTGAGCTGCCCACAGCCTTCCATTTCTACGCAGCCAGTATTGTACTTGTACTTTTTTCGTTCCGTCTACAAGTAGACCAAACACATGATGTCTTACCCACATTCCTTGTGTTAACGTAATATCTTGTCCGTATTGCTTTAACACATTTCCATTTGCATCTAAACATTTAAGTTCCATTTTCGCACCATTATCAATGCTAGACTTATTATCTGTATAAAAGTATGCAGAAAAAACGTAATTCCAACCAGGTCCTGCATTTATAACTTCATGTGATGCACCCCTGTATACATCTGCTGTATTTCCTGTGGAGATTGTACGAAGTGTATTACAACCCTTATATAAAACGGTTGTATCTCTTGTTGTACCTGATTGAAGAACCCAATATTTTGTGTCATTCTTCCAAAGAACATTCCGTAATACATTTTGATTACCGATTCCACCAACATACTCTTCAACATCTTTTATTTCAACTTTTCCTTCCAATGCTTTTGCAGTTGTTTCCCAGCCTGCCTTAGCCTCCTGCAACTGCTTCCCTTGATTGGTTTGTATTTCTTGTAAGCTAGTAACATTTTGTTTAATGCCGTCCGCTGTTTTCTCTACAGTAGCAACACGTTTATCAAATCCCGTTTGATTTTGTTCAACCTTAGTTATATTTTCTTTTATGCCATCCACACTTTTTACAATATCTGTTGTTTTCTTGGTGAATTCATCGGTTGTTACTTGGTCTTCTGAAGGAATACGATAACTAGTTGGTATATTCCCTTCTTCTAATTGCATGTTTCTAATCTTGATGTTTGTGGTTTTTGTAGGAGTCCACCCATTGCCTACACCAATAACGGAATTATCGTAGAAATCCTGAGTGATATTGTCGGGCATTATAAACGTAGCGGACACTTTAACCCACTGACCTGCTATTGTTTTTGGTGTACGCATAATTCTTTTTGCTACAAGATCATTATCATTTGTTCCCGTAACGGTAGTAACACCAAAATTGTTAATATCAATTGCGGTTGGGATAACTTCGTCAGCATAAATTTCGTAACTAATGGTATATGTTCTGCCTACAAGTAACACGGCATTTTTAGAAGTGTATAAAATCCCCTTCCAACTACCACTTGCCCCAGCAGGAATTGCTATATCCCACCATTTATTACTCTCATCGTACTTTACAGTTGTTCCACCAGCTGCACCAAAGGATTTCTGTTTATAAAAATTTTGACCACCGATTTTCATGTTGTCATATTTCTGCTCAACACTTATTAACTTCTCACTAATCTGGCCAGCCTTTTCTGTAATTTCAGTTGTTGTTTTCTTAAGCTCACTTGTTGTTTGCAGCACATCAGAAATCGTCTTTTTTGTGCCTTCTACGGTTTGTTCGACTGTATTTAATTTATTACTGATTTCAGTATCGTTTTTTGTTAACGATTCAATAGATTTTTTAAATCCATCTGCAGTTTGCTCGGATTTTGTCATCCGTTCAGTAAGCTTTCCTTGTTGATTTTGAACATTAGAAACAGTAGTGTTAATCCCTTCAATAGTAGTCTCAATTTCTACTGTCTTTTTGGTGAAGTCAGTTGTTGTTACTTGATCTTCAGGTGCTGGTTGCCACCCAACATCCGTATTTCCTTCTGTTAACATAGGTTGTGCAATCCAGAACTTAATGTTAGGAAGAATGGTGCCAATGCGTGGTGTAATATATGCTTGCACTGATCCTTTAGGTGCTTTGAAAGTCTGAGTATAGTAATACCAAGTATTTGCAGGTATTTCAGTATCTTTTCCAACAACAGGATTACTTTCTATACCTGTGCTGTCTATGAACTTTAATAGTTGCCCAATTACGCCGGCTGTTTCTCTCTTAATCCACATAGCAAGAATATATTCTTTATCTTCATTAACTACAAAAATAGGACTAGACATCGCAGGCCATCTATTGCTTGTAGAATTATCAACAGTGGCTTGTAGCGCTTTGCTAAACTTCGCATCGTCCACAACAGATAAGTTACTTATATTTTGGAATACTCCCCAACCCTTATTAAAATCGCCCGAATTACGAATAAGGTTTCTAACCGTTACTTTTGTATTATCTACTTGCGTTTTAAGTTCTGTAAGAGTCTGTTTCGTCCCCTCAGCTGTTGTCTTAATTTCGTTCGTCTTCTGCTCCAACTGTGATAAACCTTCATTCGTTTTCTTTAATTCGGACTTCTCAGCTTTCTGTGTAAGAGCTTCATTCGTTTGACCAATAGATGTATTAATATCCTTGAATTTCTGTACGTTCCCTTGTTTATCCGTTTCATAGATTTGTTTACCAATAAATCCATTGTTAATTTCCTCTTTTGTAAACACTCCAGATTTATCGGCTTTATCTTTTAACTGTGTATTAACCCATGTTTGATCCACTTTTCCATTAACTTGCTTTTGAACATCCACTATTTGTCCAGCTATCTCTTGCGCTTTACCTTCTACACTTTGAACTTTTTGATTTAACTCCGTTTTGGCGGACTCAATATCTTTATTCACCTGATCGAGTGTTTCTTTTTTAATTGATTCCACATCAGGAATAAGAAGCTCCCACCCTTTACCATTCCACACTTTTATAATACCAGGTTTACCGTTACTAATATCTCGCCATAATGTTTTACCTACTATAAGATTATCAATTGGTGGGTTTTTAGCTTCAATAATATTTACCGTATTATTTTTCAGGTTTTCCTGGACCTTTTCAGCAATTTTCTTAGCGGATTCAGATTCTTTTTGAGCATCATTTGCTTTTTCAGCAGTCTCTTTAACCAACTTATCTAGCTGATCTAAAATTTCTTGTTTACTACCTAATGAGGCCAGGACTTTATTATAGAGCTTGCGTAATTCCTCGTTTGGATCAACAATTTCACGGTAATCACCAAATACATATTTATCTTGCATCGGATCTTTAAATGACTCATCGCCAGCGATTGCTCGTGCTTCAAGGTATAACTTGGGTGTAAATCCAGTATCTTTGATTCGGATTGTATCACCTTCATTAATTAACTCATGTGCCAATCCAAACACACGACCAATTGATTGTGCTTCAACTTCATAAGAAACAGATGTGTTTACACGTTTTTTCATCTCTGTTTTCATAAGAGTCATTAAACGGCCTGGAGTGATATCTTGTTCTGTCTCTGGAGTATAGAATCCGAATTTATGCTTTCCTTTTTCATTCCAGCGCTGAAACGCATCATTATCTACGATGTATGGCAAACCATTATTAATACTCTCAACTGTAATTATCTTATCTCCTTCACCTTTAACGAACCCTATAAGCGCTGTACAGATATTTTGAGAGTTTTCAATACGTTTGATTCCCATTAAATCTTTACCAAGAGTCACTTCTTTACCTATTTCTCGACCACGCTTCTTAACCATATCCACATAGCGACCAACGAATTGATTACCAACAACTTCAGCACGATACACAATTTCCAAATCAAAAAGAGAAGCGATATCCTTTAATAATTTAAGCGGATCGATAGGTTCATTAATAGTCATTGTATGAAAACCAGAGTATTCTGTACGGCCTCGTTTCCACTTTGTCCCTGTTAAAGCTATGTCAATAAACTCATTGACCGTTTTCCCTTCAATTCGTTGAGGATTGATAACACCTGCTTTTGCCAATAAAATCCACTCACCAGATGCATAAGTAATTACGGATCTATCATTAGAAACTTTTTCAGCTTCAGTAATTACATACGGTACAATAACACCGCTACGCACTTCTTTTAACACTAAGTTTTGTTGCAAGAGTGTAGCTGCTTGTTCTGTACCATCAGCCGTTGTAAAATCAAACTTATCAATATTGTTCTTGATTTCCCAATGCCGTTTATCATCCCAATAATCTTTAGATTGGATAGTAGAAACAATTTGTTCTGTTTGAAAATCAACAACATGAAGTATCCCACTTGGTGTCCTCATCTAAATCGCTCCCTATATTTAACCTTTGCTGTTCCTATATCAGAAGGAATAATTTCAAGTTTATTCGTACCTTTATTGATAACAGGAAAATTACTAAAAATATCTTTTATGTTAATAGCGTTTTTCCCTTCAATACTGACACGACTGTTTTCTGTATCAATCACGACTTTGTCACCAACATCGACTATATAAGGCGGTGTATTTTGATTATTTAAATTCACTTTCCAAAATTTCAAATCAGAAACTGTCATCGCTTCTACTGGCGGAACATCTTGCCACTGCATGATACTAATCTGTATTTGAGCTGCTTTTTCCATATGTTTATTGTCTTTATCAGTCCACCTTGCAAAGCGTTCTGCATCATCTTTTTCTGTTCCAGGAAGAAATTTTGAAATATAAGCCTCCCAATCGTTACCGGTTCTAGCGATCCACAACCTGCCATAATACTGATTCCATGTATTCGGATAATCACCACTCTCATAAATTAAACCTGTTTTTCCAGGTTTATTATCATATCCAATTACCATCGTTCCAAAATTTTGTTCAGCTTGCCAATAGAGGTCATTCATGGCAATTTTTGAAAGAACTTTGCTGTTTTCATCGAGTATCGCTATCTCAACTCGTCCCATTTCATTAATCGTTTTACTTTTACATGTAACGTGGGCTTGCATAATAAAATCTTGTACTGGCCCACCAGGGATACTCTTCTTAACAGCTGCGCCATGCCATCCATTACCTGATCCATAGTCCGAACAATAGAATTGGTAACTATCTGTTTTCATTTCACCAACTGGATTACCATCTTCCATAGAACTAACCTTACTCCACCCTACAGTTGTGGACATTTCATCCCATATAAGACGTTGATTTCTTTCTACAGGCAATTGCTCCATTTTTAATGGCATTCCAATACGAAAATAATCCGGTTCCTTTGAATATTTATCTTCAAACCATACATCTAAAAAAGTGTTTGGTTTCGTAATGTCAATCTCAATAATAGGACTAGAATGAACAGTTCCTTTGTTTTGAACATTTGCCGTTAACCCAAGCGCACCTGTTTGAAAATCTACTGTTCGAGTAGGTCCTAATTTATAAGGCATCGGACAAATAAACTTCAAAGTGCCTTTACCTAACGTAACGAAATCATCAGGATCAAACTCTTCATCAATCACAGCTAAATATGTTCTATCAGGAGTTGCATCAAAAACTAGCTCAACTGCTTCTTCTGTAATTAACCAAGCTGCTATTTCTTCTTTTAACGTTTCTAAATCTGTTCCATCTGGAACGATAATTCCCACAGGAACAGGAAGTGGACGAGGATCTGTTTCCATTCCTAATAATCTCGCGCCTGGATATCCAGGTGTTTTTAAGAAATTACGTTTTAAAGGCGCCCATGTTGGTGGACTCCATCCTTTTTCTATTTGGATATATTCTTTTCGTTGATTGTTGAATGTAAAAGAGCTCATTTTGACACCCCGTTTCTTTATAAAATAAAAGAAACCCAAGCCTAAAAGTCTGAGTTTCTTTTTGCTTCTCTTTCTTGATACTCGGTTGTATAGCGATAAGTACCGCGTGCCACGTCTCTTCCTTCTAAATTAACAGGTACTTCAATAACTAAATCTCCACCAAGCATTGGAATGACTCCACCGCCAGATGATCCTGAAGAATAATTAATCACTGGATTCGCAACACTAGCTGCCATAGCTTGTCTACTATTTGACATATTCCCATACACACCACTCATAACACTCTTTAACCCTGATAATTGACTCATTGAACTAGCCATCATCCGGCTCATATCACTCATTAGTTGATTCATCGTTCCAGTGATACCAAGGGATCTTTCTTTTGAAGATAACGGTGTAACTGTGATAGAATTCCCTCTTTTAGTAAACAGTTCGGGTCCTTTTTCTCCAGTAATAAATGAGCCATCTCCTACAGGTTTTCCGCCTTTCGCAAGCATCGGTACATGTGGAATAGTCGGCGCGCTAACTCCTGGTATATTGTTTAATAATTCTGCTGGTGTATTAAAGCCATCTATAAATTTATTTATGATACGAATAATTCCATTGATAGCTGTACGAATACCACTTTTAATACCATCCCATACGCCTAATACTGCTGATTTCATGCCTTCAAATGCCCCACTAACCGCATCTGTTACCCAACGAACAGGCGTCATAATGGCTTCTTTCAATCCATTCCAGACAGAAGATGCGGTTGACTTGATACCTTCCCAAATGTTTGAGAGGGTTGATTTAATACCATTCCATACGTTACTACTTGTGCTACTAATCATGTTCCAAACCGTTGAAATGGCTTCTTTGATGCTATTGAATACAGAACTCGCTGTGGAAACAATTGCGTTCCATAAGCTAGATAGATAGCTTTTAATCGTATTCCATACTGCACTTGTTGTGGAACTAATCGTATTCCATGTATTCACAATCCAATCTTTTATTGAGGTGAATATTGGCGTTACAAAAGCTACTAACCCGTTCCAGCATGATTGTAAGAAACTCTTAACAGCATTCCATACAGACATTGTTGCTGAACTGATTGTATCCCACACAGCAATGATCCAGGACTTGATTTGTTCAAAAATCGGCATAACAAACGCTACAAGCCCATTCCAACAGGAAACTAAGAAATTCTTAATTGTTTCCCATACAAGACTTGTAGTAGAACTAATGGTATTCCAACATTCAGAAATGAAATTCTTGATACTTTCAAATATTGGCGTAGCAAAGTATAAAATGGCCGTCCAAATCGCTTGTAAGTATTGTGTAATAAAATTCCATACAGTTTGAATCACTGTTGAAATGCCGTTCCAAATCATAGAGAAGAAATCAGCAATTCCTTGTAAAATAGGAGTTAGAAAGGCAACTAGTCCATTCCAAGTGTTAATGAAAAACTCACTAATCGCTGTCCACACTTCAGAAGTAGTTTGACTGATGCCATTCCAAACTTCCGATAATGTTTCAACTACTCCATCCCAAATTCCAGTCAAATACTCCACAATGGAATTCCATATTTCTGTAGTCGTTTCAACAATAGAATTCCATATTTCAGATAAGGACTCAACTATTCCATTCCATACCTCTATTAAGTATTCTTTAATCGAGTTCCAAACTTCCGATGTAGATTCACTAATGCTATTCCACGTTTCACTGGCCCATTGTACAATCCCATCCCATATACCTACTAAAAATTCTCCAATTGCATTCCAGGCATCAATGGTCCATTGTTTGATATCATCCCAATTTTTATAAATGGCAACACCTAGAGCGACAACAAGTGCTACTATTATCGGAATAATAGCAACCAACCCTGTCATCGCCCATCCTATACTTGTTATAACAGCAACTATTGGTGCTAAAGCCATGAATGCTCCTGCAATTACACCAATAGCAACAGCAATCGCTGTTAACGTTGCTGCTAATTCAGGATTATTAGAAATCCATTCAGCGAATTTAGAGACAAGATCTGCTATAACTGCAAGAACAGGCTGAAGAGCAACTTGTAAATCTTGCATTGCTTGTTGAAATTTAACCGCTGGAGATGCATCTATTTTAGAAGTAGCACCCTGTAAGTCCTCTACTCCTTTTTTTAAATCGACTTGTTTACCTTCCGCTTTCAAAATGGTGTCGATAATTTTCTTCCCTTGGTCTTCCCAAAGAGTACCGAACATCTTCGTGCCAAGTGCATTTCTGTCTGTTGCATTTTCAACACCAGCTAAAGCCTTAGTTGCTTCAAGCATAGCCTTTTGTCCATTTTCACCACCGCCAGCAATTGCCTGACCCCATTTTTCAAACTGATCCGCCGAGATTTTTGTTTTATCTAAAACCTCTTGCATAGATTTATCTACACCCGCACCAAATTCGGCCATTTTAATACGACCTTCTTTTACACCCGATATGTTCAACAGGATTCGCAACATCCTGCCAGTTCTCTTATGAACTTCTGTATATCACTATACAGACCAGACTATATCATCATCTTTTATATAAGATGCTCCCCATTTCGGATATCATCAGCTTATACCCTACGCTTTTCAGCTAGTCGTTGCACGTTCCTTTGTTAAAGGCTTCGCTCAGTATTGTCTCTTTTGAGAGTTCCACTGAATTAAAGGAGTTTTCTATGAATGTCGCCACTCATAGGGACAATCATTTATCCAATAGGTTATCGATATTCCAACTTTTAGTATCTACTCCTGCTGACATGATTCCTTGGACTTCTTTAGCCGAAAATCCAGCTTGAATCATCTGATCCCCATATTCTGCGATAATATCTAATTGTTCGGGTGGAAAACCTGTTTTTAATAACGTATTAACTAACCCCAATGCTTCCTCGTTAGTAATACCTAACGTTGCACCAATCTCATTGGTTTCTTGTATAAGTTCATTAAAATCAATTCCAGCATAGGATGCTGCAATAGTCGCTGCCCCTTTAACTACAGCGGCATTTGTTTCATCAGAAGCATCCTTATTTAATGCCCATTGTCGGCGAACACCTTCTAATGCTTCTTCAGCGTCAATACCATAAGTACTAACGCCCCTAATAGCTTCTTCCACTGATTTTTTCGAAGACTCTGGAACATCAAAAGTGATATCAATCTTAGTTTTCAATTTTGACATATCCATTGCTTTTTCGACTGCACTAGCAATACCGCCGCCAGCTGCCATACCACCAATGACATTTTCCAATCCTATTTTTAATCCTTCAAACTTTTTCTCAGTTCTCCCAGCTTCTTGTTGTAAATCTCTCAGTTCATTTCGTACTTGCTGAATTGAATTCCCAGCATCCACAGATCGTAGCGCACGTTGTAACTTTTCAATATCAGCTTCAGTTCCTAAAGCTTCACGACCAATAAGACCAATTGCTTGTTCTAACTGTCGACTTGTAGCCGATCCACTTTTAATTGCATTTACAAGACGATTACCTAATGCGCCTGCAAAATCATCCACGCTTTTGCCTGTAGCGCTAAACAACGTTTCTAATTGTCTTGTTGAACTCGCCACATTTTCTTGTTCAGCTTTCATATTACCAAGCTTATTTTTCAAACCATCAAGTGACCCTTGTGTAAATTCAATTTCACGTCTAAACGCACGATATTGTTCTTCCGATATCTTTCCGTTTTGGAATTGCGCTTGAACCTGCTGCTCCGCTTCTTTTAATTTATCGAGCTTTTGTGTCGTGTTTTCAATTTGTTGTGTAAGCAACTGTTGTTTTTGGACTAATGCTTCCACATTACCAGGATTAAATTTTAAAAGGCGCTCTACCTCTTTCAGTTCGGTCGCTAAGCTATCACTCTGTTTATTTACATCTTTTAAAGCGTTTTGTAACGGCTGCGTATTCCCACCAATTTCAATCGTAATCCCTTTGATTTTTCCTCCAGCCATTCTTTCACCCCTTTCTTAGAATGAATCAAAGTCTTTTTGGTTTGCTTTTCTGACTTTTTCTTTGTCTGGATTCTCCATTTCAGCGAATTCAGCAATATAATCAAAACAATCTCCAATTGTCATGACTTCCAAATCCCAATGCGTTAATTTCGCTTTATAACAAAGAGCAAGGAACGTATCAGTGGTTAATTCTTCATCACTGAACATCCCTTGCTCTCCATTACTTTTCTTTATTTTTTTTTTGCGCCCATCGTACTTTGAATCATATCCATAATTTCTGGAATAATCTCTGAGATAGGGAATTCATCAAAACCATCTAACCATGTAATTGGATCATCAATTTCTGGATTTGCTGTTTTCGCATATAACCAAACTAAATCATATACAACTTCAAAATCTAGCTTACTTAAATCTGCATTTGCTAAATCAATAGTGGCTAGTGAACCCTCTTGAGGATTTGAAGGGGACAAAATCCCTAACTTAAACATATCAGCAAATAAATCACGTCTGAATTGTGCTTTATATCGTTTAACAGTAGCTGCTGTACTTTTTAATCGGACTTGTTTCCCGTCTATTGTAATTGTCTTTTCCATTTACTATTACGCTCCTTTTGGTGCTGCTGGTGTTTTTACATATACTTTTTTGTACCAGTCGTTATAAATTGCTTGTGTTGTTTTAGCAGTCGTTTTCGTTTTAACCATTGGTCTTCCACCGGGTACTAAAACAATTGGGCTAGAAACAAACTTCAGTTCATTTGTATTTGGTTCAGCCGAACTTGTTTTTGTTTTAGATGCAAGTGTTGGACGACTTGCTGAACAGTTATACATAACATGTCGAGTTGCGTTCACGTCACCATCAAACTCAAATAATAAAGCGAACGGTTTTCCTTTTGCATCAGCTAATTCATTTAATACGCCATCCGTTTCATCTAATTCCTCACCAAGTGCATCGATAGCAAATTTTTCTGGGATAGTAGCAATACTTAATGTTCCATCGTAACCCTGATTATTACTTGCCGCGTAATAAAGCATGTCATCTGCATAGAATTCAATTAAATCACCGCGTGGCTCAAATGTTAGTTCAACTCCACCAGGTAATGGAATTGGTGTCCCAAATGTAACTAAGAAATCTTTAATATCAAATGGTACGTAATGTACATTTTTCAAACCGAATGTTACCTTGTTTTCATTCATTTACAACAACCTCGTTTCATATGTTTTTTGAAATAATTTCTCTGATTCAATAAAAATCCCATACGAGTCATAAGGTATTTCATGATCGTCTAGGACCTTTTCCAACTTGGCTTCTGCAACCAAGTCCTTTTTTATGGTATAAAGTTCAATATTTAAATCATTTATCTTGTGATAGACCTTGTTATCAGCCATTAAATTTGCTGAACCATCCACAAGAAAACAGATATAAGGTGGCTCTGGAACTGGATTACCAGGTGTTGCTGTGAAATACGAATAAGCCACAGGATAACCTGTAGCTTCAAGAATTTTTATAAATTCTCCTAATGTTACTGTCATGATTCAATTGCCCTTTCAATACGTTTTGGCAATTCATCAATTACATACTCTTCAACTGGACGAATATGTACTTTCTCTGGTACTCGTCCACCATCAGCTTTCGCATGACCATTTTCTAAAAGATGCGTCAATTGCCCTTTTGTATTATGGATAACAACAGCTTTATCAACTTTTTTCTTACGCCAGCCTTTTCGATAACCACCTGTTTTTTTAGGACTATTTTGTCTTAACTTATCTACAGCGATATCAGCTACATCTTCTTGCGCTGTCAGTAATTCTTCTTCCACAACATTTGCATATCTTTGCAATTCTCTAGCAAGTTCGCTCGCAAAATCATTCATATTAAACATGCTCCTTTGCGATAATAGTCAATGTTTGATACATTTCATCATCATTCATTGGCGGTTCGATAATGTCAAAGATACGATTTTTCATTTTAATTCGCATTAACTCTGTAATACCTGTTGTATAAGGAATCACAAACCTATAAATTCGTGTAGACTGTGAAGCTGAAGCTTCAATGTACTCCGAACCTTTTACCGTTTTTATCATTGCCCATGCTTTTTTAACTTCTTGCCAATTACCTGTTTCAACTTCTTGATTCAAATCATCTTTTATTACTTCAGGTTGCTCAATGATAATTCGATTTCTACAATCACCTGTATTCAGTGGTTTCTTGTACTGAAAAGGACGCATATTAATCACCGTCCAATTTAATTTCTTCTAATGCTTTATCGATACCTAAACTATTAATCTGACTTAAAAAATTCTTGTCAAAATACTCTAATGCATCGTTATAGACATAACGAGAACGTTCAAAGACTAATTCTTTGAACTCCTCGTCTTTATTTAAATCATAATTCCCACAAACCCTAAGTAATGCCTTGTTAGACGTAGAAAGGATGCGCTTTAGGTTATCATCTTCCTCATCCCCTAAGTGTATCCTATCTTTAAATTCTTGTAATACTACATCTGAAATTACTGTTTCCATTCACATCATCCTTGTGTCGGTGGCGTTACTTCTTCAAGTTTCAGTGTATAAACTTGTGAAGTGTATTTATCCTTCGGTTTACCTGTAGCATATTGTTTAGCAATATAAACAGTTGCATCTTCTAAAGCTAATGTTTCTTCATACTTCTTGATTGGCTCTGTTCCACCCATTGCCGCAACATATTGACCTTTAACAAAGAATAATACTTTTCCTTGAGGTACAAACACTGATTCTGTAAGGATTGGGTTAAATGGCAAGCTAGTTACATATACTCCGGCTGCATTTTGAATTGTCGCGTTTGCCTGAATATCAAAAGTATCAAACGGATTAGTTACCATAACTACTTTACCAGCAATATTTTTTGGTCGATCTGCGTCTGAACCATCAGCATTTAATTTTTTAGCTAACAATTTAACAACGCCTTTTAATTCATTGATTGTTTTACGACCTGGTTCAAATGTTAAAGTACCTACTGGCTTTTTATCTGGATACACTCCGCCAACAACACTTCCACTTGGATCTTTTAATAACCCAATAGGTTCATTCTTACCTGTACCAGCTACAAATCCACGTTCTAAGCCTACTTTCATCGCTTCTGTAATCATTGTGCGAACATATCGTTCTACCCATACTGGACCAAGCTTCAACATATCATTCGCTAATGGAATAAATGCCGTTAATTTAAGTTGTGAAATGCTATCTTTACGGAATGTAGCATTTAATTGGCCTTTAATACCATCAAATAATGGCCCCCATACCGCAGCGCCTTCTGGATCTCCATAAACGAATTCTGTTACTGCACCTAAATTCTCTAAACCAATATGTTGTAAGAAAGGATGATCTTCAACTAAGTCATCAAAAATACGTTCTTGAGTTGTTTTAGGTAAAGTTTCAGTAGACTTAAATCCACCTTCTTCAACTACTGCATTAAAGAATTTCATTTCTTCACTTGTTAATACATTAGCGCCACGAGACTGCATAATAGAACGATCTACCATTGATTCATTTACTTGATTTAAAATATCTGCTCGTACATCTGTAGCAAGTGCTCCAATCATAGAATTTAATGCTGCTGTTTGTTCTTCTGGAGTTCCCTCCTGTGTTGCCTTCGCAAATGCTAGTTTCTTTTCTTCAAAATTATTAAATTTAATAACCATATTTTATTTTCCTCCTAAATTTAAAAAGAGCGT